TGCTAAAATCCTAACTACCTCCGCTTCCGATAAGATTTCCTTTATCATTGGTTGTGGCTTTCTTGGTCTGGCAAGTTTAATCGGTCTTTTAAGAAAGGTACAATACCTCTCAACAATAATAATAGTATTTCTTAAATGAGAATACGAGTATCCCTTTTTGTGCATCTCTGCAATATATTTTTCTATTTGTTTTACAGTTGGTCTTTGTGTCCCTAAATCCCTTAAAACCTTACTTAATGTGCGCTTGTAACCCTCAACAGTTATAGTACAAAACCCATGTTTTGCGTAAAGTCCGTTGTAAAAATCTTCGGTACTCATGTCACGCTGCAATCAAGCCCAAACTAACTAATGCAGCGTGAATACCTTCTGCCGTTACTGCAACACCTGTTGGCTTAATAACTGGAGTTGCTAAACCATAGAAACCGAGTTTGTTTCCAAGCACCTGAATACCGATAGTTTGTGTTCTGTCCGCTGTTCCTGTTGCTCCTGCCACACAACCATATATTTTGACGCCGCTTTCGCCTGTTCCTGTACTCAATCCACCCTGTAAAAGCAAATCTCCACCATTTTTATCTGTTGCCCCCGATGTTGCCCCACCAGCAGTAACAGTTAAAGTGTTTCCTGCCGTATTAGCTGTAGTATGTCGTTCAAGCCAGAAGATACGAGCAGAATTGCCACCTAAAGAGAGTAGATTGGTGGGTGAAGTCGTCCCGATGCCGACGTTGCCCGCTATATTTAATCCATCGTCAGTCTGTAATATATTTGCTGCACCACGGTACAAGTTTGTATCAACAGAAGCATTACCTGGTCCCCAACGCATTGTACCGTCTGCCGTTACATACCATCGATTATTTGAATCACCAGTGACCCAAGTTAAGAAAGCGTTATCTGTAGAACTAGCTCTGACGGACTCTATCATATCATCTGTTCTAAGTTCATTTGCTGCACCTCGGTATAACGTTACATCGCCTCCAAAATCAATTCCACCTGCGGCTGTTGTTGCCGCCGCAAAACCCAACCTCGCCCCCGGTCCCGTCGTCCCGATGCCGACGTTGCCGCTGTTTAATATTGTCACTGCCTCGGTTGCTCCGTTGTTGCCGACAAGAAAGTGCATATCCGCGCCAGTGGTACCTACACCAGAAGTGGTTTGGAGGGTTAGATCGCCAGTTGTTGTTGTGTTTCCAATAAGTTTGTATCCAGCGGCGTTTACGTCGCTTGTCCAGGGAGTTTGAGAGCCACCGCCGCCTATCTGTCCCCATGTCCCCCCCACATACCCCTGCACCTGATTGTCAGTTGAATTATAAACAATCATGCCATTTGCGGGGGTTAGAGCATCTCGTTGCGTGGTTGTTAAAGAAAGAAGTTTTAATCCAGCATGAGTAGTCCCGCTAAACTGAAGAAGGCCAGTCATCGTATCACCAGAAACATTTATATAGCGACTATCTAGGGTGGTTCCCGCCCCGATTTCGGCCAGAGCGGTTTCTACTTCAGTGCCGACATAGTAACCGCCAGTATCAACAATATTCACCTGGGAAGCCGTGGCTGGAGTAAGATTAATTGTTGGTGTTCCAAGTATCTTTACTACTGAAAAGTCACTCATCTTTTCTCCTTAATTATGACTCGTAGACCCATCGTATATTTGTCTCCTACCTTTTTGAAATTCTTGGTAAATAAATCGTACGCCATTTTTTTATTATACTTCTAGCTATAACTTAATGTTCCCCTATTATTCCACACATTTGTGAATGTTGCACTCCCCCCCGCCCAAGTTAAATCAAGTGCTGTACCTCCAGTATCTACAATCTTTTTTATCCTCCAAACTGTAGAAGTTCCTAACGAACCTGTTGTAGCTTCTCCAACATACGTTGTTCCGGATGAAGAATCATCGGTTTTTAGAGCATATAGACTTGGAGATGTAGAAACTGTACCACTTACAGGCACTGTGCCACTAACAGAAACCGTACCCACATTTATTGTACCAATGTTTATAGTATCGCCCGATACAAGATCAACTTTGACAGCACCTTCATCAGTAACAACTATGCGTCTTATCTCAGCTGTTCCTGTCGTGCCACTATGACCTAAAAGAGCAGGAAATTGGTTCTCATCTTGAATTGCATACTGTGACATTTATTTACTCGGTGTATTTGCCTTGACAAATTTTCCGTCAAATCCTTTCTTTTGTGAAAGACTCGCTACAGTTTGTTTTACAGATTTTTCTTTAGGGGCGGGATTTAAAACTATACCTTCAGATTTTTTAATAAAAAGATATCTAACATTGCCCTGAATTGAGCTATCGGGCATTTGCACTATTTCTGCCTCAAGACCCCTTACACGCAGAAATGTTGCAAAATCATCTTCAAATTGTGATTTATATGTCCATGTCTCGGCAGGATCAAATATTAAATAATACTGAATAATAACCTTACTCATTACATCATCTTTCCCTTATCCATTTTATGCATTGCTCCCTGCACAGCATCTTTGGAATAAGATTGTCCTTTTTTATATTTCTTCTTTTTTGATTTACCTGCCTTGTTCATAGCAATTGCAACGGCTTGTTTCTGTTCATAACCTGAGTGCATGAGTTCTTTTATATTGGAACTTACGGTTTTATCCGAATTCCCTTTTTTAAGTGGCATTTTATTGACCTCCTTTCGACGATATACTTGAAATTTTTTGATTCAGCTGTTCCTGTCGTGCTAATTCATTAGGATCAAGTTGTATTCCTGCATGCTCTGCCATCTGTTGTTTTCCAGAAATAGGCAAATCCTTAAATGATATAGATTCACTCGGTTCTTTTGGAGTTTGTGATTGGTTCTGTTTATTTACATTACTAAGTGCGCCTGTGTCTTTCATTGCCTCAAGTACTCCAACTTTTGTACTATCAACAAATTTTTGATCTGCTTGCGGACCAACTACACCCGCCTCTTTTAGTACCTCCAAAACCGCTATTTTCATTTGATCAATCTGTTGTCCTGTCATAGGGGCTGTTGACATACCGGTATCCATAGCCTCAACAAATTCTCCAGCATTCCCATATTGGAAAGTTTCAAGAGTTGATCTAACTAATACTTTTAGAGCATCTTGTGAAATGAGACCTTTTTCCATCAGCGGTTCAAAGAAAGTTATTATCTGTTGCATTGTCTGTTTTTTACCCTCTTGTGTAAATCCAAGACCAGACTCAACTTGAATATCGACAAGATAATCTTTCTTAATTGGTATCATTTGGCTAACATCCTCACCAATTTTATTTCTCACATCAATGCCATTTTGCCCTATTATATCAAAATATGACGGATTACCCTTTTCAAGCACATAAACAGTTTGAGGCATAACAAAATCAGAAGCTATATCAATCATTCTTTCACTAGTTCTTTTTATTGTACTTTTCAGTTGATCTGATGCTATTTTTAGGTTAGCATATTCTGTTGACTTAACAGACTCAATAGCGATTCCACTTTTCACCCCATCTGGTAGCACTCCAAGAGCCGAAGTGCTAGCTCCTTGCTCCTCGATTATTGAGTTTAATAACTGTATGTACTGAAACATAAAAGGAGGAATATTTGCTATGTTTCCTTGAACTGGCGGTGTCTGTGTATATTCAAGTTTTTGCCCGCCTGAAAGATTTGATATTTGAAGATTCTCACCTTTTCTTGTTAACCATGTGCCTGTAACCATAGTATTTGCAAAACGTTCAACTCTTGACATAACAATGTCCAATGATTTATTTGCAGGTATAAAATTCTCCATTAAAGTTTTTCCATATATAGGACCTGGTTCAAATCTAAAATCAACAAATGGGTATTCAGGTAAACCAATGTATTCATCCAAAAGCCAAACCCCACCTGCACTAAAAACATGTCTTATGATCATATCTCCTATCTTTTTTCCCTTTAACACATCGGTATTTTTAGATGTAATCCTTCCCATATTTTCACTACCAACATATTCCTTTATAAATGCTTCTTTTAATATAAGGGTTGTAGCTTTGTCTGATTCCATACCACTTCCATATCTTGCCTGCATATAGGCTTGTTTTATCTCACTTGAAGCGTATTTATTATCTGGATTTATAAGATTTAATTGATCTTTATCATAGTTCTCATTAGCCTTTATTACACTGATAAGCCGAGGTGTAGTTTTTATTATAAAAGGTGAGTCGTATATTGAGGAAATACTACCAAGCAGATATATATCAAAAGCATCATACACTTGAGTTTTTATCTTCTCTTCAACAGCATCGGGCCATACCTGAAGAAATGATATACCATTTTTGGCTGCCAATAATAACATCAATGTGAGTTTTTCTTTTAACTCCTGTTTTTCCCATTCCTTCATAATATAATGTCCAACCTTTTTAGCCGTTTCTTTAGCAACATCAATAGATTTTTGATAGTCAGGGTTTGGTTGTGATATCTGTTGCCCTGTCTGTGGATCAGTACCTGTTATTGGAGGAAATTGTGCCATACTAACCTTTTCGGGATACACAACAGGTGTATAGTCAGGTCCAAGAAGCAGGTTTGCAATACCTCTTATTTGTCTTGATGCTTTTGGAATTGCTCTTTGTGGAAGATTGGCATCTCCTATTGATGATGAATCTATTATCTTTCCAGTTGTTCTTGATATATATCTAAAATGGTATCCGTCATCAAAAAAGTTATTATCGTACCACCTGCGTTCAAATGATTTACGCTGATTTTCGACCATTGCAACCATTGCATCTATTTCCATACCTATACCCGATGTTGGAATGTATTTATCAACAACTTTATCAGCCATGTATTACATCCTGAAAATCTTTAATAGCTTGTTTAAATAGAGAATCTTCAGCTTGCTCTATTGGCACATATTCCTGATTTACAAAAAGGTCTTCTTTTTCTTCTTTTGGTTCAATGTCAGATAAACTAAACTCTCTAGCATCCTTTGACATAAAAGCTTTTATATAACTCTTGTTTTCCTTTTCCATTTTCTCAACAAATCTGAAAAAGAAAATAACAAGTCCAATATTTGCGAGAAGTAACATAAATATAACTGCAACTAATGCGTATTCTGTCATTCTATCTTATCTCTTTCCTCCCAATAAGCATTAAAGGGATTAGGTATTCTAAACTCTGTTAACATATAATATCTTACATCCGGATTCATAAAAAAAGGATAATAATGACTTATTATAGTTAGTTTTACAGGAACTTCATTATAATCTATAAAATAATTCTCGCCATTTTTAACTAATTTACAAAGACTATTTAATGTTGAAATACACTGATCTGTCATTTGTCCTTTCAATATACCAATCTCTACACTACTAACATCAAGAGTAGGAACTTCTTGTTCAAATAATAACTTCCCAATATCTCCTAATATCATAAAGGGTATGGATGATCTTTGTAAAATATCCTCAACAAATAATAAGGTTTCTCTTACTACATTTTCATGAAATATAACCTTCTCTACCCATCCCTCTTCTATCTTAGGCATTATTTCGTTTTCGGATTCTTCAAATATTGTGGTTTCTGTTTCTGTCATATTTCCTGTAAATCAAAGTAAGGATCAATCTCACCGTGTTGCATTTTAACACGTTGTATATATGCTTCCTTAACCAACGGCAATTCTTCTTTTTTCGGAGCTATATATAAAGGTTGCAATTGCCAAACTGCAAGTGCATTCGCAATTACAATGTCGTCATGATAACCCTCTCTCGCATTATATACTATCCTCCCATTACTTGAAATGTCATAACTAAAATTATCAAACTCCAGCATCGTTTCCTCCATTGGAAGTAACCTGATCTTCGCTTGTTCAATCCAAATAGATAACTTTTCAATGAGTTCTTTCTTACTCTGATTAGTTATTTTAAACGGCTCAACTGCACAACCCGCCCTTAACAAATCATCAACTATCGGGTCTCCAATACCTGTTGCATCAACGCTCATTAGAGCATTATTGTAGTATCTTCCTATCTCCATAATACGTTTCTTTTGAAATGGCCATTCTAGTGTCTGAAATCTATCTTGATAAACCTCTTGGTTTGTAGTTCTATCGTATATCGCTATTACTGTATAATCCTGTACTTTTGCAAGATCAACACCCATTACATAATAATGATCAATCTTAGGTTTTTGTGGAACAGCATTGCAAATAGCACGGACATTACGAAACACTGATCCCTCACCTTCAAGAAAATCACACATCCATTCTTGGTTAAATAACGATTGACTCATTGTTTTTCTTGATTCTTCTAATTGGTCGGATGGAATTATTCCTGACTGATCGGCTCTTAATATCCATGACTTCCACTCGGTGTTATTAACATCCTGCCCTCTGTTATACAAATCATATAACTTCTGTTTACCTTTTGGAGTTCCAACAAACCACGCCCAACCTCCATTCGCACGAAGTATAGGCTCAACAACAGGCCACACGTCATTTTTCATAGTATCGTATTCATCAAGCACCATACCCATAGGGCCTGCTCCTCTTAGTCTATCCGCATTGTCAGCACCGATAAGCTGATAGATAGAACCATTCTTAAATGTAACTACCATTTCAGCTTCATTTCTTTTTTCAATAAGTTCTTCTGGGATGTTACCAAACAACATTTTTGGATCACGCCATATAGAGTTTTTAGCTTCTGTGTATGTAGGGAATAAATGCCAATAAATACCTTTTCTGATGTGTGCTTGTTTTGTTATCTCAATTATAGCTGTGGTGGTTTTTCTACACCGACGATGCCATATACAGACCTTAAATCTATGATTATCCTCAAACAGTATTTCCTTTTGATATTTGTTCAATCTCTCAATATTGGGAAAAGTTATCTCAGTAGCCATTTGTCGCACTGCCCCAAATTATTATCTCTCACACCATATTTAGAATGAAACTCTTTATGGCACTTATTGCATAATGTCACGCCGTTATGTATATCAAATCGCATATTATTATATTTATTAAAGCTATAAATATGATGTGCTCTAAGAACTCCACCTTTTATTAAACACTTTTGACAAATCCAACCATCCCTAGCAAAAACTGCCTCACGCCATAGTTTACCTTCAATAGAATTTCTGATCTTTACATTAACTATACCAACCCCTCCTCGCCAATTCGAACCCTTCTCACCCTTTTGTCTTAAAGACATTTTCCTTCTTAATTCTTCAGTAAAAATCTTTTTTCTGTTAAATTCAGCTAGTTTTGGTTGTTTTTTGCCCCTGAAACTAGCCCCCATTTTATATCTAGTCTCATCACTATATATACCAATTTTTCCTTTGTTCCATGGAGTTCTTCCCATAGAGGCTTTACTTATATTTAATTTATTTTGTAAAGATCTCCTATAAACACCGCTAGGCATTTTAAATATCCTTAGGAGGCATAAAACCTATCCCCGCAATTATGCTCAACCTTATTGGTTCGCCATCTTTACCGGTTAGTTCTAATCGGCTTGAATCAGTAAGTTTCCCTCTTAATTTTAATGCTGTTTCTGTAAATTTATGTCTTGTGGAATAATCTGGAACTCCAACCACTTTACCATCAACCACTAATGCCCTTGTTGCTTTTCTTCCATCAATAACATCTTGATATAGTCCCTCATCACTTAAACCCATCTGCTCCATTAGGTCATCCTCTGTCACGCTAAGTTTTGCAAAAACAGACTTTTTTGTTTGGGCAGCCATAGTTCTTATACTATCGTAAGCATAATTATTATTAGGATAAGCATTTTTCAACGCATCAGAAGAATTAAAACATTTAAGGTATTCTTTGTACCATTTGCGTTCTAATTTAGTCAGTTTGGTTGTTTTAATAGGTAAACTTACCTGCGATTGCACGTTTTATATCTTTCTTTAACTTATTACGGACATCTACAAACTCTGTAATGTTCCCATAAGCCTTTCTAGTTTGCCAAGTTTCTATTGCCCATTGCGGTACGTTATCCACAGTAATTGTCCACATATCCACATAGCCCTTTTTCTTAGCTCGTTTCTTATTTAACCTCATTTCCCTCACTTTTGCAAATATACCTCCATAAAGTATATAAAAACTAGCTTCATAAGTGTCATGTGTTTTTATAGTCTTTATTGGGTACATAATGTGTTCAGACTCCCCTACTAGAAATAACGACCTCTAGAAAATTTTCAACTACCCAAAACCCCATGAAATGGATGTTTTAGAGACATCCCCTCGGAATAGGGGAGGGAAGTGGTGATAGCTTATCTCTTAAGCGATACGAACGTAGGATAGCCGTTGTCCAACATCTGCTTTACTACCCATGCAATTTCCTCCTTTGATTCAGGCCAATATTCAGCGATATTTGGAAACAAAGCAAGTAAATCCTTCGCATCAGTAGCGTCATGGGAAAACCCATCAGTTATTGAATAGTCCTTATCTCTCCCACTACCAATAAGCTTTACAGGTATATTTTCATGATCTATGTAAAGCCTTATTACTTCGGCAGCTCTCCACAAAAGAAATGGTGTGATACTGTAGACCACTGGGAGCTTTCCAGAAAGTGCAAGACCTACACAAATGTCAAGAGCGGATTCCTCCGCTGCACCCGTGTTGATGCACCTCTCCGGAAAGTCCTCAAAGTGGGCGTTGAAAAGTCCATAGCCTAGATCTATGGACACAAGCCATGTATCATTATTTCTTTCCATATGTTTATAAAGTTCATAACCAAAATAACCTCGTATAGATTCATGCAATGGATAATTTTTTAATCTTTCTTTTGGGTTCATTGTTTAACCGCCCCCAATGCTCTTATTCTTGCAACTGCAGTTTTTAACTCATCCCCTGAATACGATACTCTAATACCACCTCCATATGGAACTTCAACAGCATCCATTTCCCATAATATTTCAATCACATCATCTATTAATTTATTGAACTCAGCTGATTTCATCCTAGTATTCCTAACGCAAAATCATATTCATTTTCATTCATAATATGATAATGTCCCTCCAAGCCTTTAAGAAAAGGTAGGTAATCACAATTTGTTATTTTATGATTCATGTTGGAATGCAAAGAAGGAAAAGAATATAACAACCAACGTACTCTGTTTACTGTTCTATCATATGCTGAATAACCGTTATCATTAATATATACATATAGATTATTTATCTCATGCTCTGCCATTATCCTTAAAGACTCGCTTATTGAGCCTTCTCCACATTCGCCATCACTTATCATGCAGTATACATTTTTATTTCTATCGGATAATGCCATACCTATAGCTATTGGTAATCCATGCCCCAGTGAGCCTGTTGAACAATCTATAAATTCTTCACTTTCGTTATTTCTATCAGGATGTATTCCATCTCTTTTTATATATTCTTCCGCATCTACTCTTGGATAAATACTTTCTAATACCACATACAACGCTAATCCTGAATGCCCCGCAGATAGCACAAACTTTTCATCATCGTTTTTTTCATCGTATATTTCCTTTATTAAATCAACGGTAGTCAAACAACTGCCTAAATGAGAAAGTTTATGTTTATATGAAATTTCAATTATTCTTCTTTTCAAATCCTTATTTACAATCATAATGCATTAACCATTCTTAAAGATTGTTCCATAGCACGATCAAGATCATTCCTTGGTTTTAAATTATTATAATACTCATAAGTATTTGATAACCCTTCTTTTAATGTGAACTTTGGTCTAAAACCTACATGTCTTAATAACGATGTATCAGCTATCCAGTTCGTAGTATCATAACTTCTTAACAATGTGGTTTCTTTTAACCTCATTGGGCTTTTGGCATTGGCAATAGATACTAAAGTTTCTGCTACCTCTTTATTTGTATGTTGTTTTCCAGTTCCTATGTTCACGGATTTACCTATGAAATCTTTTGCATTGGCAATGACCGCAAATATACCGTTTATAAAATCCTCAACATATATCCAATCATGTGAGGCATTTGGATCGAGTGTAAATTCCATCTCTTCTTTTTTAATTGCTGTTATTAATGTGGGTATGAAACGATGCCCCGCCTCTCCTGGTCCATATACACTAAAAGGTCTGATATTAATAATCGGCTTGTTATATTTTTTAGCAAAAGCTCTTGCAATGGATTCGCTCGCTATCTTTGTTACACCATACATAGTATCTGACTCAAGTAACATATCCTCTTTCATTGGGGTGCTTTTTGCACCATAAACAGATGAACTTGAAACATTTATAAAACACTCATAATCTATATACTTTGTCGCAGTAAAAAGAAAATATGTTTTTAATATATTTGTTGAAACTATCTCATCATCATCATCTTGATCATAATGATTTCCATACGCTGCAAAATGAAATATATAGTTTGGGGAAAGACCGGAAACAAAATCATCAAGAAGCATCGGATTTGCTAATGTTTCTCTTGGAATGCCCGCAACCTTAACACCCTTTTCAATTAAAGCTCCGGCCAAATTTGTTGCCAAAAATCCATTCAAACCTGTTATCAGTGCTATTTTATCTTTCATTGCTTCCTTCTGTAAAATATTACCTCACCACATACCCCACACATTACCTCAAAACTATCACTTATTATCTTTGTATATTGATTTGAATATCTCATAATTGAGAAGTTATTGTCATTATCTATTTCTCCAAGTATTTCTTTCCTCCCATTCTTTTCACAGTTTGGGCAAGACACAAGTTTTTTCATACATAAAAACTATGTCCACAATTTGGGCATTTTACTTCTTTTTCTCTATCGGTTATGTTATTTATCTCTTCTTTTTCACTTGGACTTACATAGTCCATAACATCAAGAAGAGTAAGTTCCGGTATATCTGTCATTACAGGAATATCAGAAAGTGCATACCCGCTTTCTACAAGTACTGCTCCCCATTCTGCAAGTCTTTCTTTTGTTGCAATATCATATTGAGTGTTATGTTTTAATGCCAGCATCTTTGCGTGTTTGTCATCTTTCGGATTTGCTACTTCAACCTTTATCTTATTCTCATAAGGCCATTTACCCTCTTTAATAAGTTCTTTTATAGCAAAGTATTGATGATTTCCACCTATTATTTTTCCATAACTACCCGCTCTTGCATCAACTAAGAGTGGTGTTACTTGTGGATCACTACCTAGTGCAATTTCTTCAAGCATTGATCTTTTTATTCTATCTGTCGCCTCTCTTGTTACATTTTTATAGTTATCCCCAGGTGACAATTCATCTATTGGTATTCTAAATTTCTCCTGATCAAGTTCTGCGACAGTTTTAAGCATTTGTATTTCCTAATGTAGTTATTGATTTGTTACCGACTTGAAGTCCGAATATAAAATTGGCTTTGTTTATTTCTTCAAGCAAAGAAAGTCTTAGTTTAACAAGATCATCTTTTTCCCTTTCTTCGTCCGATTTGTCGCCACTTAAAGATAGCATTGATTCTCGTATCTTATACTTATCTCCACCTATATCCCCGGATATTCCCTTTTCCAAAACTTCAACTCTTTTATCAATAAGGTTTATTATCATTGTTATTGATTTATAATTTAGTTCTGTCATAAAAATGTCTCAATAAACCACTCAAGATTAAGTACCACTAGCCAGTCTTTTCTATCTCGTTTAAGAAACGCCATATTTTCTCCCTTGTCAAGAACTTTATACAGAAAATCAGGAACGTGCCCACCCACCTTTACTTGAGCTTTCCAGATATCCGCAACCAGAACATCACCTTTATCAATTCCTCCAGTTTCCATCATGGAGATTCTTTTTGCTATAACCCCTCTTTCTTTCAATAAATTAACAATTGATCTTTCTCCATTTGCACCTTTTGTTCTTGAATATTTACCACTCATTTTCTTTTGCTTCTGACCTCTCTTTTTATTTCCGATACCCGTGCCTTTATATTTTCAATACTTCTTCTGATTACATTTGCAAGGTTTTTTAATAAAGCCTTATCCGCAAGAGATGCGTAACTTTTGGGCATAGTAACTAAAAAACTTTTTTCTGATTGATTTTTATTCGCAACAATTATGTAATCCTCATCTGTGCTATTAATGAGACTATCAATATATTCTTTTGTGTTATCTTTGAATTCTTTTACCGATACGATGTTTGGCATATGTGTAAATTACACTATATACAAACAGTTGTCAAGAGTCTTGAAGGTGGTAAAATGTAATTAAAAGGCGGTGATTAATATAAAAAAATTTGATTTAGCAAAAATAGAAAAGGCATTGTACAAACTCATATTCTTAGGGGTATTTTATATTGTTATCTTAGTGTCTATTATCCTTACCATGTTTCTACTAACCCCTAAAAAAACTGCGACTGGTGAGATAACAAAAGAAGCAACGTCAACTGTTATGTTAAAATAACTAACCGCTATAGATATTGTGACCAAAACTCCCTGCAAAAAGCGGGGAGTTTCAGTTATGAGTTACTTCAAAAGCCCCATTGATAATAACGCTGCTGCAACCCCTAACGCTACAGAAACCACTTCTGTTAGTTCTGCTAAAGCAGGTACGAATCTAAATAGGAATTTTGAAACGGAATATCCAAGTACAAAAACTAAGAAACCAAGAAAATATGTTTGCATCTAAATCACCTTCTCTCTTACTACATTGTACTACAGTAGAACTTTTCTTGCTATATTATTGATTAAATCAAATTCCCATTTAAAAGGCTTTATTTCTTCCTTAACACTTTTTCTAAGAAAATATCTAACACCCCAAGCATTACCCACTTTTTCATGTTTCGTATCAATCTGATAACCTTCGTGTTTTAAATCATTTATCCTAGCAGCAGCCCGTGTTGAACCAATCAATCTATTTAATTCAAAGGAATGAATACCCTTGTCTCCGACCTGCTTTAACACCCATAATGTTTGTTGTTTATCTGTTTTATTCATTGTTCCCCCTTCATTCAATTTCAACTAACTTCGTTTCTTCTACCAAATACTTTTTTTCTTCATCCGGTATGCTATAAAACTTAGTATCTCTTTTTTCTCTTTTTCTGTACGCTTCTTTAACAAAAGCGACATTTAACATGAACTTATCGAACATAATGAATCTCATACCTTTTGAATCCGCCGACAGCAAACCTTCCATTTCCTTTTGGCTTAACTTGTACTCATTTCTATCAGTTATAACAACCCACCAAGATAATATTACATTATCTTTATTTAGTTCTTGCATCGAAAACACCTCCTCTTCTGGTTTGTAATTTTTTAGCATTCAAAATATAACTTGCACGTTCACGTTTGACCCAATTAGATAAAAAGGCCTTATAATCCTTTTTTACCTTAGCGTTAGCATCAAGCCAGTTTTGCGCAGAATCCCAACAATCCTCAACAAAATCGGTAGGCACTTCATAACGGTCAGCTATGCTCTCAAAAGTTTCTTTACCGATATTATTTCTTTTAAGAGGTGCTACCGTGAGTGTGGACTCTCTCTCCCTTATATGTGTATCCTTAATATGTGTATCCTTATTGGGCACGTGGTGCAGTCCGTCGTCAATTCTACGGACTGCCTGTGGTGCATACGGCTTGGGTTTCCAATGCTTCTTATCTATAAGAGTATCCAGAGTGTGTTCTCTCTCTTTATTATCTTTATTATCTTTATTATCTTTATTAGTAGTTGTTGCTCGTTTGTTGCTCGTTTGTTGCTCGTTTGTTGCTCGTTTGTTGCTATGCTTGTTAGTATTCTGATATTCGTCATAGTTTACCACCGTTATGACGGTGTATTCGGTTGTTGCTATGCTTGTTATTTCGCTTGTTGATTTTAGCTTATTTATCGCAGTTCGTACCTGTTGTATTGATAAACCCGTTTCAAAAGATAAATTTGCATAGCTAGTTATAAAACTTCCTCTCATAATTTCTATACCCATCCACTTTTTCTTTTCAAAGTTGGCTTTAATTAATAGATGAAAAAAGACTCGTACAACATTGGTGTTTTTATACCATTCCCAATCTAAAATCTTTCTGTGTAGGGCTATGTAACCGATATTCATTAGGGTTTAATCCGTCAAACCCAATTCCTTTTGGGCTAAATAAATAAAATCATCCCAAATTCTTTCATAAGAATTTAACAATGCTTCCAAATCCTCATCAGTTCCGGAAACAGGATACATTCTATCTACCTGGGAGATACTCCAAGATAGTTGCGTGATCTTAGAAATATCTAGTTTTTTACTTAAAACCTTATTTAATAAGTCTTGGTGAGATTTTTCTGTCCTTGATATTACAGTTTTATTCATTATTCATTCATTTAATTAATTACTAAAGATAAATAGTATACTCGTTTAAGTGTTTGTCAAGTATCTATTTTTGATGATATAATTTTACTGATATAGGTGGAGACATAATATGCTGAGAGTCTCACAAATGGGATAATATTTAGGTCGTTATCCTAATGGAATCCATAAGTATGCACATACGAGGTTACGCTAATCAAAATGAATGTGCAGAGGTTTTGATTAATAACCAGCCTATATCAACTAAATTCTGGACAGGAAACACAAAAGCCCCTCTTTAATGGAGGGGCTTTTGTGTAATAAAATTATGCTGAAAAGTAATGCCTAATGCCCTTTCAGCACAAATTCATTATACATCATCCAATTATAGTTTTTGGATATATTCCAATGAGTTTAAATAAAGGAATTAAAGCTGGCATTTTATCCCTCACAACAAAACATATTTTAAACCCCATACTTCTTGTGGTTTGATATAAATAAGAGATAAACAAAATGGTCAAACTAGAAACAAGATAAGCTCGTTTCATATTATAGTCAACATATTATATCACCATATTATCTAAACACCAAGTTAGATATCACGCTGGAACCTCACTAATTGTGGTATAGTTATACAAGTGCTTATAAAACTAGATAAAAAAGATGTTTATTTTCGGATAGATGCCCAAGACAAAGAAAAGGTTTTCAAATATAATTGGCGATTACAGAATAATAATGGTAGAAAATATGTAGACGTAGTAGGAAGAAAACACCTATTTTTACATAGATATATCTTGAACCCGCCAAAGAATATGATTGTTGATCACATAAATGGGGATTTATTGGATAATAGACGGTGCAATCTCCGTATATGTACAATTCAACAAAATTCAATGAATAGAAGGATAGGAAAAAATAATACAAGTGGTTTTAAGGGAGTTTCTAAAATAAAAAGAAAATTTGTGGATAGATGGACAGCCACTATAGAACACAATCAAAAAAGTATTTTCTTAGGTATTTATAAAACCAAACTAAAGGCGGCTAAAGCTGTAGATAATGCATACAAGAAATATTTTGGAGAGTTTGCAAGACTTAATATTCCCAACCCCGTGTCTTCTTAGAAAATCTCTTCTTTATATCTGCATAGACCTCACTATTTACGACGTGTAGTTTAATATCGGGTCTATATTTCCTCATAACATCGTAATTATGTCTGTGATAACCATCTAACACAGGGCAAACTTCAATATAAAATTGTTTGTTGTTGTGTGTAGTACACCTAAAATCTGGTGTATAAACAAATCCCATCGGTAACCCATCTTTATGATTAAATCTATGCGCCTCGTATTCAACAAGTTTTAAATCCGGATGACATTCAATAAGGTAACGATATACGTTACTTTCCATTTTGCTTCGAAAGTTTTTGTCTAAGTCCTTTCTGTATCCTTCCAACGCCTCTACCCTTTTTGGTTCTGTAACTTTCCATTGGATATACGGTTTTAATGCATCCACATCTTTTGCAAATATGTTTATAACAAACTGTATTAAACGTAACATCTATGTCCTTTTCAATAAGTACATCTTCATGCTTACAGCCCCTTAACATAAAAGGTCTTAACAAAGTCATTATAAACCTATAAAGGATTAAACCAAAAAGCACAAATAAAGTAGTTTGTAGAAGAATAAAAATGTATGTTTCTTGTTGGAAACTTAAATTAAATATATTAGACATTTTTCAAAAGTCCCTCAAATAACTCCTTAGTGTCTTTCAAGAAACAAAGATAGTGCCAATAAACAGTTTTTCCATTGGCTTTTCTATAGGAATAAGCGTGTTTTCTGGTATCTACCATATTATCGTATTTACATTCCCCAATAGTTGAGTACAGGCAAGTTCTTCTCATTAGTTAAATAATACTACTTATATAGAACGTAGTCAACAGAAATATACCCCTTGACAACTGTTTGTATATCTAGTATATTACTCTTAGTAATTAATTTGAAAGGTTTAATAATGCCTAAACCAAAACAAAAAAGCCTTATGGAACTTGCACATGATCTGCAAATTTCATACGATAATTATATTATCGCAAGGCAGGATTTAGTATCTTTCGGAACGAGTGTAATAAATTCTTATGTAAGGAGATCGTATGGAAGGTAAGCCAACACAGAAAATGTTAATCGCTGTAAAAACGATTGCGTGGCAAAGAGGAGATTGGAAAAATACCTTCATAGAGGTTATCCATAAATGGTCATATGATAAAGCACACGCTTATATTGCTGAATATGGCAGACAAGGAATAAATGCCTAGTACAAAAGAAGTTAAAGAAAATAAATTTAATCCGAGCGAGCATTTGCTGGAATTAAAGCATAAAGCAAAACAACCGGACGGAAGTTATAAGGAAGTTACCACTATGTACCTTCCGGTTGCGTGGCGTATGGTATGGATGAGAGCTGAAAGACCGGAATGGCAGATAATTACAGAAATAATAGCGAATACAGATATGTTCGCAATAGTAAAAGCTTCGATATACGCAGAGGGGTTTTCAAAGCCGTTTGCAACCGCTCATAAAAGAGAAGATAAAATCGGATGGGGAGACTATCTTGAGAAAGCGGAAACCGGTGCAATCGGAAGATGCCTTGCGATGTGTGGCTACGGCACTCAGTTTGCCCCAGATTTAGATGAAGGACAGGAAAGGGTAGTTGATGCGCCTGTAACTGCTAAGAATACACCTGAAGGCAAATTAGAGGACAACAAGGCTACATTAAAACAACTTGGCAAGATAAGGGCAATGTATGCAGAAAGAGATTTAAATGTTGAAGCAATGAAGCAGTTGTTAAAAAAGGAATACAAAATTGATAGTCACAAAGATTTAACGGTTGCACAGGCGAGTGAATGGATTGGTAAAGTTGATATGATGGAAGGATCAAAAACAGAATATGTTGATCCAAAAGACGTGAATTTTGATGGAGGGTTATAATAAGGTTAGTGTGAGAGGAGAGGCTGGTATAAACCTTGAGATAGGATAGGAAAGTTTAAGTCTTCTGGACAGGCATTAGTCTTGTCTCAAGGTTTTTGTTAATTATTTAATTTGAAAGGAAAATATGAATTTTAGACATGGCGATTTACTCATAAAAACAATAGACAAAATACCTTCAAACGCAAAGGTAGTATCTAATGGTAAGTTAAATGTTTTAGCGTTAGGGGAAGTTACGGGACACAAGCATGTCCTTGAAACAACAACTGATGTGGAAGTATTTGAGTTAGAAGGAGATAAATATTTCTCTCTAAAAGAGTTGGCGACATTATCCCATGAAGAACATAAAACTCTAACTTTAGAACCACAAACTTATAAAGTACTAACGGAAAGAGAATATAACTATTTTGATAGGGAACTTACTAAAGTTAGGGATTAAATGGAAAATACTAAAGAGAATAGAATTAACTACTTGAGAAGCCAATTTAGTCTTTTGGGTAAAAGAGGAGATTTAGAATCTGCTGGGAATAAACTAAATGAAGCGTTAATAAAGAAAAGACAAGTTAGGGTGATTAGTAAATGGTCAGAGTTTTTGTCAGAGCTTTCGTCAGAGTTTTCGTCAGAGCTTAGGTCAGAGGGGCTTTGGTCAGAGTTTTGGTCAGAGCTTTGGTCAGAGTTTTGGTCAGAGCTTTGGTCAGAGCTTTCGTCAGAGCTTTCGTCAGAGTTTTTGTCAGAGTTTTCGTCAGAGTTTTCGTCAGAGTTTTCGTCAGAGTTTTCGTCAGAGCTTTGGTCAGAGCTTAGGTCAGAGTTTTCGTCAATTTTTGAATTCTACGAAAATAATTGGATATTATTTATTAATGAATTTTATCCTCAATTAAAAGTACTACAAAGAAATAAGAATAAAATAGAAGCAATAAAAGATATTGTAAATGCTGGAAACGCATATATTTTTATGACGAAAAAGACATTATATTTATTACCTTTCCCCGAAGTCTCCTTACTTGATAAAAGATTACACAATGAGACTCAATATGCTTTAAAGTTTGCGGACAAAGAAACGTACTGGTTACATGGAATAAAATTTGACCGTGATTTATGGTTTTCCGTGGTTCAAAGAAAAATGACATTTAAGGAAGTTATGGGACTTATTAACATAGAACAAAGAATGGCTACATTAAAGGTATATGGGGCAGAGAAACTATTAGAAGACTCAAACGCCATTTTGATAAGTAAATCAGGTAAAGGTAACGAATTGTTCCTCATAGATGGAGTATTTTCACAACCCGCATATTTTTTAAAGTACGCTTGTCCATCAACCGAAAGAGTTTACGTTAGTGGTGTTGATCCTGAGATTGGAAAAACGCACGATCCCGATGAATGTATGGCATGGAAATATTCTATAACGAAAGAGGAGTATTTAGGTTTAATGGAGTCTTAAATGACTAAGACAAGAAAATTATCAAATGAGATAAAACTAGGAAAGCACAAGTCTTTTCCCCAACCCCAACCACAAAGCGTTAGTGAGGGGGATAATGAGGCGAGGGCGATAATTATAGTTAACAACTACCTTTGTAATAAAATATTGGTTGGTACTAACCCGCTTCCGATAGAAATAGCACGGGGGATAGTGTGGGACTTGAAACCCTATCTCCAATCCGCCAAAGATAGCAGGGAAGAACAAAAGTTAGTTGATGTTGAGGACTTACTAACTACTTTTTGTGCAGATGTGTATGGGTACGCCCATAAGAAAAAAGAGGTGTTTGGCGAGAATAGGGAATACTTTGTAACTTTAGAAGAATTGGACAGGGTTTTCACTAAGTTCATGGAAAACATCAAGACCCAACCCACCAAAGATAGCAGGGAGCTACAACAATGAAAGAATTAAAACCCATATTAAGAACAAGATTTAAGTGCGATTTCTGTAAAAAGGTTCTAGCTAAAGCGACAACAATGGAAAAACACGAAAAAATATGCTACTACAATCCAGATAGAAAGTGTGAGTGGTGCGATGGGTCTGGTGGTTCTGGTGGTTCTGGTGGTTGGGGAAATGACTATGACGAACCTTATGAGGAGTGTTACGCCTGTAAGATAGCAAAAGAGGTTCAATCGGCCCTCAAAACCAAACAAAAGGAGGACAAGTGAGTAAAAAGAAAACTAAAGAAAAGAATCAGGTAATTGAGATACATATTTACATTCACCTAGAACCTGTGGGGGCGGGAAGTCCTACAACTACGCCACAAACAATACCTTATCCCCCCTATCCTGTTTATCCGAGTCCGAAGGAGAGGAGAGTAAATGACAGCAATACCCGTATATTTAAGCGAACATCTAGGCAAACAATTTAAAAAAGACATGAAATCTATGCCAGAAATCTATAAACCTATGCAAGAAAGCCACTTTACCAATATCGGGGAAACGGTAAGTTACTTATTTAGAAGATTTGTACATTGGCACGTTAAGATTTTAAATCGAATGAGTGGGTATAAGATATGGGAAGAGGGAAAGATTCCAGAAGTATGATTAAAAAACAATTTAGAAAATTATGTGAGTTTTGTGAAGGTAAGGGATGCTTGAGTTGTGATAAGGGGTTTGTTTATTTGAGTAGACCTAAGTGGATGAAATTATGGACATAACAAATTACTTACCACATATAAATTGGGAATGGTTTGCGCATCCATATAATATAACCGTGCCAACCTGGTTTATAGTTATTATGATTATACTCGCTGTTAAGGGGCTTGTTAAATGAAAAAGTACATTAAACCATTGGATTATGTGCTATCGGGAATCTATATTGTAGGACTTTTCGCAGGTATTGTAGGTGAAAACTATGAGTTATCTATAATGTTTACATTTATGATGTTGCACTTTTTCCCACTGGTTTATCTTCTTAGAAAGCATGGTTATTTTAAGATATCGGATGAATTTGGATACAATATATCAGAAAAAGGTATAGATGAGATAAAAAAACTGGCCATACAACCCATAAAGGAGTTCTTTAAAAGTAGGAAAAGGATTGTCAGCCTAATTTCGTTTCTGCTGAAGATTCTAAAATACCTTTTTGTTCTGTGTCTGGGAGCGATTCTATACCAGATTGGGACTTTATATATTCCCTTTTAAGATTAGTTCTGGATGTAATATAAACAACTAAAGACACGGTTGCCACAATTCCAGGCACTATTTCTTTTGCAAGCCCTAGGAGATAGCTCGAATCATTTGGCGCTATTACTCCTGCCATCACCAGCATTGAAAAGACGGTAGGAAGTAATGCAAACCAAAATTCGGTAGTGGTAACGCCACTTTTTGTACTAAATTTATCCATTTTTGTTAACTTTACTTATAATCCTAACTTCGTCTTCATATCAGCTACCATTTGTTCAAGCTTTGATAATTCCTCTTTTGCTTCTGCGTTAGTGTCTACTTCAGGAGTAACCTCTGCTACTGTTTCAACAGTTTCAACTTCAGGCGTTACTACCACTTCTTCAACAGGAACTTCTACGATTGGTTCTACAACTTCAGTAGATTCAGCTGTTGCAAGTTCAGCCTGTGCTTCGGTTACATACTTCTGCAATTCTTCGACTCTTAATTTAAGTTCTGCGACTTTTGTTTCTTTTTCTGATTGTGTCATTTTATTTAATCCTTCCGAAATTTTATCTACTATCGTATCAGGATAGTTTGTGATGTCTGGTTTGTCAACTGTTGCCCCGCTCCAAACATAATTACCATATTCAGATACCCACCATAAATTATTACTATTTATATCTTCTCCTTCAATAAAACCCTTCACTTTAAATGAATTACCAGGAGAGATAAATTTACTTCCTGAAAGGTTTGTTTGTACCATTTCATAAAAAGGAGGCAGTAATTTAGTCTTTTTAACGCTTCTTCTTAAAGGCTCTGATCTAACATACGCACCATCAGATTCTGCATATACAGTAACCTTCTTTAGTGGATCAATAGGATAAAATCTCTTATTTGATTCTTGTACACCTCCTTCCTCTTGATTTCCAAACTTAATCTGTTTTAAAACATCTTGGATAAATTTATCATGATTCCAGTTTCCAACTGGGTCCGATCTGTTTATCGGATCTGATTCTTCATGCATTATGATATGACCTCTATCTACAGGTATACTATGTCTGATACAGATATCCGAAACCAACATTATACAAGCTTCGTATTCTGCAGCTGGGTAATTATAGTTTTTATTTCTTCTATCTTCCAACTCACAACCTATTGAAATTAAATTTAAATTAGTTCCCCAGTTGTCTTGCAAAAACTGTGGGGCATCTTCTTTTGCAACAGTGATAACTCCTGCATGCCAAGCAGCATGCTCCTCTGGCACACATAAGGATATTTCACCCTCTGCACTAATAACATAGTGAGCTGATGCAACAGCTTTAGGATTTTTAAACCATTCAATAGAGCCTTTATAAGTTCCCCACATAGAATGAATAACAATACCTTTCACAGCAAATCCATATCTTGTAGGCCATTGATTTATAGTAGTAATGTCCTGTTTGATCTTTTCAGGGGACATAGTATTATCCTAACACTTTCCTAACATATTTTCCACGCAACTTGTTTTTTAAAACCAAACCTTCATCTTTTATATCAAGTATATGCATCCTCATTACGGGATGTTTTCTTGATAAGAAAGCGAGGAAGTTTAATAAGAGAGTTACAGCAAATCTTGCAAGCAAAGATGCTTCAAGCATGGATGGTTTAAATACAACTTTTATAACATACGACAATAAAGTAATAATAAAAAGCATTACCACATCGTTTGTTAGGCTTTGATGCAGGAGGGAGATGTCTACCATCTCCTTATATTATCATATTCTTAAGGAGAGCTGTACGTAAGACGGTTTATGACTCTTTTTATTTTCAATTTTAGGGATTGGATTAACCCACCACGGTTCTTTAATAATGTAGTATTCTTTTTTAATCTCCGCCTTTTCGAAGGTTCTATTTTTAATCGTTCCCATATGGTCTCACGCTCCTTCGCTGTTGGTATAAAATGTACAATTATACCAATAATTAATAGAGTATAGAATGTACGCATTAGTGTATATTATACTAAAATTGTTGTCAAATGAAATGCGAGAGTGCCAACCGTCTATGGATATTGTGACAACGCAATGTGAATATATATGACATACAAACAAAAAAGCCCTTGACAAGGTCTCGGGCTTTAATGTATATTTATTCTGTGAAGAAAATATTACACACAAAATACCACAAATATAGCAAACACGCAAGAGGCGTGTTTTTTGTTCTTTAAAAACTTTATGGACACGGTGTGCTGCCTCCCACAAATAGGCACAGGTTGGATTTGAATGAAAACTACATAATCGGCAAATGGTCATTTTTTTATGAAAGTTCCGTAAGTGCCAAAAACAACGTAATCGGGTCGGGGGTTAGAGGTTTGAAGCTGTGGCAAAAATATTACTCATCGAGGCGTATAGTATATAGTATGAAACTAGGGCAAGTGTTTTTTTCTTATAAGAGGGTAGTTTGACGACGGTATATATAAGGAGTATAATCAACACATGGATATAATAATTATGTTATTGTCAGCAGTAGCAGGAATAGTAATAATGGGTGTATTAGGGTTCTTCTTAGAGCCTTGATCCAGCTTGCGCTCCTAACATATTGAGCAAGTTTTGTAATTGTGGTTGAAGAATAGGTATATAATTATAGTATGCTAATGATTTTATTTCTAGCTCTATTGTACGGTCTGTTTATACTTATGTTCGATTTGTAAGATTACTGATTAAACACTTCATTTAGTTTTCTTAACTTAGTTAACAACTCTTGCCTACTATCTCCAACTTTGGGAGCATATCTGTCAAGTAGTTTCTGTTCGTTTGGAGTAAAAGAAGTACCTCCCCTCGCTTTGGCTATTGTTGCGTTAAGATTCGAAATGGTTATATTAAAATCAAGTGTGGGCTGGTCTGCAATACCTATTTTAGCCTTTAATTGTTCTGTAGGAGATCCAATAAGACCTGTTCTTAATTTAGGGTTAGTCTGTAACTGAGAAAAAGCGTTCTCTATAAGGAATTGTGTATTATCTCTAGCGACTTGTGCTTCTGTCTTTTTATCAACCCCACTACCAGCTAAATTATTGTATACATCGGCGTTCTTGGGATCTAAAACCTTTAACATAAATATTGTATCTTGCATCTCTTTACTAATCCCACCCCCTCTCTGTGTGGCTTGTGGTATTTGTTGGGTAATTTCAGGAACTTGTGTCCGTTGCTGTTCCGCAAACTGACCTTGCGTTAAGGCTTTTGGTAATGTCACACCTCCCGCAAGAATTCTTGCTAAACTTGATGGTATTTGTGGTATTGTTGCTTTTTCTAACAAATCTCCTCCTAATTCTAATGATTTACTTGCTAAACCTGTCGCTTGTGGTGATTCCACTATCTTACGTCCAAGTATACCACTCAAGAGACCTAACGGGTTTTTTGTGACTGCAAATGTACCCACACCAAACAAAGTATCTAAAAGTCCTAAATTATTTCCTGTAGGTACTGTGTTAGATATTCTTGTGGCAAAATCATTTACTTTGCTTGCAACATGAAGTCTGTTATTTACAACTCTAAATTCAGAAAATCCGTTATCTTTTAACATCTTATCCATTACAACGTTCATTTTGCTATAAACCTGCCCGTACAGATTTGCCTCATTTTCCTTTGAGGGGTCAAACTTATCCCAGTTTATTCTCTTTCCATAATCTTGCTTTATTTTATAAAAAAGATTAGGGTCTATATCTAGAGTAGATTTTGTAGTTTCAACAAAGTCCGTTAAAGAACGAACGCTGGCTTCTGGTGGTGATAAATCAGACATTACTTCATCGAGAACTTTTTGTATTGTTCTTTTGGCACCTGTAGTTGGAGCATCTTTAAGTTCTTTTTCTAAGAAGGAAACAACGCTACTGGCATCTATAATCTTTCCTTGTTTAGACAATTTAATAGTTATATTATTTATTGTCGGACCATCTTTTTTTAAAATACTTGTTGACTTATCGACAAGATTTCCGATATTCTTAGCGCCACGAAATTCAGGAATTGTGTTAGCATCTTTAATTAAGGAAACCGCACCTTCCGATTTAGTAGGTCTTCCGAACCTTTTGATGAATGATCTTTCCTCAAGAGTTGTCGCAATATCGCTAAGTTTGGGCGCAACTTTACCTACAACTCCTTTAACAACGGGAGCTGATGCTTGTATAATTCCACCCATTCCTCCAGCTAAAAGTCCCGTACCGAGAGAGGACTTCAATGTCGATTTCTCCTGCGCGCCCCCATACAATGTACCAAGTAACGCTTCCCTTCCGAAAGTACCTACTACTTTAGCTCCAGTAGATAAGGGAGCAATTGTGGATACAGCCTTTGGAGCGATCTTTCCTATTGTTGATTTTAGTCCTCCACCTGACAATAATGCTACTAAATTAGCTATTCCAGCTCCGCCTCTAAAACCTTCTGATACTCCTTTTCCAATGTTTCCCGATATATCTCTTACTAAATCTTCTGGCGCAAAAACATTTATTGGTTCATTTGCTATTCTTTGAGCGGATTTCTCGCTTATATCTCTTCCTAAGAGAAGTTTTATACGATCTAAATCAGAAACTGTCCTTCCTGTTTGTCCCAAAGATTCTCCAATGATATTAACACCTTTGATTACGGGGTTAACAATACTTCTTGCCATCTCCGCTAAAAACCCTCTGTTTCTTGTATCTATAGGTTCGGGGGATGTTATAGCATCGAGTCCGCCCAAAGCTGACATTCCAGAAGAAGAAACCTCTGTTTGTACTTGTTGCCTAATGAAGTTATCAACCTCTTGTGGATTTCTTCCCTTTTGTAATTGCTGTGATCTAAACAGCCTAACCTCTTGTGGATCTGAAAAATTTAATGGCATTTGTTAACGAAGTTTCACCCCCGATGGTAAATTTAATGGCATAACATTAAGATTACTAAAATCCAACGGAGGCAACCCTATAAAGTTTGTCGCATCGTTTGCTATTGACGATCCAGTACCAACTCTTGATTCAGAGTCAATCTGTTGTTGTATAAGCCTTGCTTGTAATTGCTTAATCAAGTCTCCAGTAGGATCGGGTTGATAATAGGGTTTATTAAGTTCCCTTTGTGCTAACGGTAATGTGGTTTGCAAATACTTTTGCAAGTCCAACGCCTGTTGCGCTTGTGTATTTGCAAGTGTCTGCCCGAACTGTCCTTGTTGTATACCCTGAGATATCCCAGTTTGTCCAGCTCCTGCCTGTAATTGAGCTATTGCATTTAATACACTTCTGACACTTTCCGTTTGCTGTCCTGTTAAATTAGTGACTTGATTTGCAAGATTGCGAAGATCAGCCTCACGCTGTAAACCCGTGTCTGTTGCAAGAGTTGTATATTGCTGTGTAATTGGGTTTAACGCATTTGTTAACTCCTGTTGTGCTAACGTACTGTCTCCAGATATTCCTCTTTTACCAAGTTCTCCAGATGTAGTAACAGATTGTCTATTTTCGGCTATAGTTTGATTTCCTTTTATGCTGTTCAAAAGATTTTGGTATCGCTGTTTTAAAGGTTCCATCTCCGCTTGAACTTGAGATGTTGCGGTTGCAAATTTCTGTTGGATTTCCGGTATTCCTTGTTGTAATGTATTAACCGCCGGTTGTATGGCCTGGTTTTGCATAGCAATAGCACGGCTAATAACATCGGAACTATTACCAGATGAAGATATTGAGCCGGTAGAAATTCCCTGTGTTGCGGGGTTTGCAAGTCCAGTATTTCCATATACAGTTGTACTTCCACCACTTGTTTGTCTCGCTTTGACAAGTTTAGCAAGACTTTTAGATGTAGATTCTGATTTGCCCTGAGATTTTAAATTTGCAATTTGCTCATCAATCGTTGGCATCGTATTTTGTAGATTCTAACCTTTTTATACCTTTCGTTTTATCAAATTTAGGAACTTCCTGTTCATCCTGTATATCTATAAATATACCACTTTTTAATTTTTCTACCACATCATCTATTTTCTTCATTGCAACTTCTTTTAAAGGGTGCGGGTTTCCAGACTTTCTCAGTTTAGACACGAATATAGGTTCCTCAACCTCTACCCTCTCTCCATCTGTAGATTTAAAAGCCATTATATTCTTCTCTAAATACTTGTATTCTTCCAATTCCTCCGCACTCCCCCATTCTTCCCTATATTGCGATAGTTTACTTATAAGATTACTATAGTCGGGTTTTGATGGTCTTTGTGCCTGAGACCAAAATTTATCATTTTCTATGAACTCACTAACACTCTTGGGTTCAAACCTTTTATCTTCCTTACCCTTTCTTTTACCCCATACTTGGTACGTTCCATCGTCACACTGAATATACTTATAAGGAGGAATAGTAACATCCTCAAAATACGGATCTAAATGATCTTTTTTCTCTACGAAATCCATAAACCAAACTTCAGGAGATTCAACACAGTATAATGCCTTATACCCATCCCTTGTTGGCATAATAGCAGTTTTATCAGAATCCATTGTTAATGTTCTATAAACCCCATTGTTCTTGTCCCAAAATCTGTAGTTACGGGAGTTGTAATTCTTAAAGTACATAGCTCCGGATGCGTTGTCGTTTGCATCACAAACTATGAACATATCATTGTCCGCTGTCAGAGTGGCATCAGTTCCTGCGATTAAGTTTAAATCAGTGCTGGAAACAACAAATGCTTTTAGACTGGTTTGAATAAAAAGTCCTTTGCTATCTCCGGTTAATATATAAAAATAAGGATTTCCGGATGATGTTGTGTAACCCAAGAATCCATACGAGTTAGCAGTAGATGAAGTTTCTCGTACTTGTATGACATCGGAGGTTGTACCATACGCAAAAAACCCATCAGCTTTTATCTCATAAAGTGTTGTACCTCCAGTATTTAATGCATGTAATCCCGTACTATCTACCCTTATTAACTCCTGTGTTCCACTTGTGCCATAATAATGATGTCCAAGATTATCTCCTTGTACAATAGTAGTACCAGCAGCATTTTTTATCTGCATAACACCGTTACCGTTTACCGTTCCGCCAAGTGTTAGTGTTCCACCATTTAATTGATTTGCTGTTAACGTTCCAGCATATGCAACATCAGCTACAATCGTTCCAGCTGTTATTTTCCCAGCGGAAAATGTACCCATCTTACTATCAATAACAGCACTTCCTTGAATACCTGCTGTTCTAATGGAACTGTCCTCATAAAGAGAGTCAACCTGGTAAGCACTCACAGTCGTACCCATATTAATTGGAGAATTTGTTGGCATTAGATATTGATCAAGTTCGCTCATTTTAGTCCTTTCATTGTGGTATTAACTCCGCATCTATTACACAACCATAAAATCTAAATCCCGTATTAGATGAAGATTCGTATATTTTAACAAATAGTAACTTTCCTCTTGATCCTTCAGGAAATCTAAACTCAGCAACGCCAGATGATGCATCTCCTATTTCTACCCAATTAAGACCCGAAGTTCTATATGTATCTGAAATAGCTACTTGAATATTTGCCTCACAACCAGGGTTAAAAAAAGCCCAAAACCAGTTGTATTTTTTATCAAGTTCAGGATTATCATGATCTAAAACAAACTGCATAAGAGATGCTATTGGCGCCCCATTATCAGTTGTTGCAGTACCAGACATTTGATAACATTGTCCAGTATTATCACCAAATATTAGTTGATTTATTCCATTAGCATCTACATAACTATGCCACGCTGTAGGATTATTATTAAATGAGTAATTTAGATACTCATTCTTCTGAAAGGAGTATTTTATAATTGCATTTGCAACAGGTTCATTTGTGAAATCATCAGTCACCGTGCCAACTGCACATAGCCAATCATATTTATGTACAATTCCAGGTGCTGTTGTAAAATTAGCTCCAGCAATACCGCTTCCCATATTATTATAAACTTGCCCTTGTATCGCATTTGATAAAAGTTTTGGTTTATCTCCACCGTAACCAAAATGTCCAAGTCTGTTAAGCCAAAAGAAATAACCTTCGGCATCGGAAACAGAATATGGAGATGTAGGACCAAGTGAGGTTGATGTGTCCACAAGACTATAACCATCCCATCTGTATACTAAACCTGAATTTTTAGTCGCAACAAGTCTATTATTTGCGTTTATAACTTTATTTATTTTTCCAGCCCCAGGTATGGTAAATGAACTTGAATCGGATGTACCCGATGTATTCCAGTTTGTCGCATCGTTTGTAGTTGAATAAAAAAGGGTTGATGATGTTCCTCCTATATATATTCTTCTTTGAAATTGTGTAAAATGTTCTCCAATTGGAGCTAACGTTGTATTTGTAAAAGATGTGCCATTTGTAGTATGTCTTGTTGAGCCAGCCCCATCTCCCATAATAAGCGTATCTCCAAGCACAGCGTAGCCAACATGTTTACCTACACTTATTGTGCCATTGCCGGCCAATGTCCAAGCACCAGTACCTTGTATTGAATAGTATAAGGAACTTCCAGACGCTCTATAATTAAAAAGTGTTGTGCCATCTTCTTTTGTCCATGAGAATAGGGAATTAATAGCACTTCCATCCGCAGTGCCTAAAAAGGTTATATATCCAGGTCTTTTTGATTTTCCTCCATAAGGATATGAATCAACATTAACAGCCCTTGTCAAAAAGGCTTTATTGTCGGTTCTTTCCTCTATTAAAGGGTTAACATAAGTGTTAATCCCTCCTATATTTACAACTCTTGTAATCATAACTTAAAGATAATGAGATTCTTCATCCCCACTTATTGCATCAAGCATTTGTATAAACTGTGGACCTGTTTTTGATCTCGGTGTAATTTCAACTCTAAATCTCTCTAACTCTATATTTGCTGAATCCATAAATAGCTTGCCTTTGGCATCTTTATCGTCAAGGTAATAGGCCATAGATAGAGTATAGTCAACAAACGATTTACTATAACCACGCATAGAAACTGGAAGTGTATCAGTATCATTAGTTAATGCGGTTTGCAATGTATAATATGTTAATCTTACAGTTCCGGCACTATCTGATGGATGAATTTTAACTATGTTATCTCCAGCATATTCAAAATAAGGATGGGTTGAGTTGAAAGATTGTGAAGGCACATATCCTGTCGGATCAATCTTTGTCGCCTCATAATAGTCACTGCCATTATATGTTATCCATATTCTTCTTGCTTCCTTAAAGTTATCCGATGTTATAGTTCCTAAACCATTAGTCCCAAACGAAACATCAACTGTACCTATATTATAATCTTTATTAACATCAATAGCAGTATTTGTCATCTTCTCTAACCACTCATTTACCCAATCATTAACAACAGCGTCCTCTTTCATGTAATTAGCTGAAAACAATTTACTCTTAGCACGTTCCCTTATCTTTGCTAACGAATAAAAAGAAAATCCCAACGAAGTTATAAAGTCAGAGTTAGAGGACTGCTCCCCACTTACAGAATTCCTAAAAGAAACTTTATACGCATAGGTAACGGAACCAGATGCGTAGTCAAACTGTGTGATTGTAGAGTCAGGAGTGATTGTTAGGGTACCATCAGTAATTGGGGTCACAGTTCCTGATGTTCCTGATGTTGATACCTTAAATACCATCTGATCGTATTTAATAGCATATACCGGCGTATCTGTTGAATGAGCAAATTTTACTGTTCCCGTTGTGTTTAACACAGTTCCGGACGGTGTTGCTGTCCCCATCATAAGTATCTCTGATGTCTCCTCACCTGTTTTGCCAAGTTGAACGCCCCAAGAAGCCTGGAATGCATTTATATTTTTAACGGGTAGCGCTGTTCCGCCTGTAGATATAGAACTACTTAAAAAGCTGTATGGAGATTCGTTTGCTAGATTATTTTTTACTTTAATAACTTGTGACATTATCTATCCTCAACACTATACACGCTCGGTTTTATTTCTTCCACTTCCAAAAACCCAATCGGTCTAATGTTTGAATTATATACCTTTTGAATCATTTGGTAAGATATGGAATCTGTTAATCCCACGTTTGAAGATATAGGAAAATTCCTGCTTAGAGCATATGTAAAAGAATCTGTTAATCCCACGTTTGAAGATATAGATTTACTCTTAGCCCACGCATAAGATAAACTCTCGGTTAAAGTTACGTTATCTGATAAAGATTTTAAGATTGGTATTGATGCTGCAATCTCTACAGCCATTGCGACCGTTGCAATGCTTTCGGCTGTCCACGACCAATCAACCGTGTTATCATTTAATTTCCATTCCGAATTAACTTGAGGAGTTCCCTGGTCTGCTGCTATTAATGTAAAACCACTACCCAAAGTTACTGCATTAACGCCGGGTTTTGCCATAACACCCCATGCTGCATTATTAACACTACCAAAAGCGGAAAGTGTAACCGTTATTGATGATTGTGACCCTGCGTTTGTGTTACTTCCACTTTGAACTATTGCTCCCGAACCATTAGTACCTGACGTATCAACCCCTCCCCATTCAACTACGTTTATTCTTATATAGTCTTGTGTGGCTGTACAGTCGGCGGTTATGGTTTCAGTAATAAGGGAACTATCAAGTGACCTAAAAAAGGTCATTCTGTTAAGATTATCCGCGCTAAGTTGAGTGGCTATTTGTGTCCAAGTCTTTGTAGCGCCTGTACAGGTGGGAAGGTTTGCAGTGCCACTTGGTACTTTATTCCAAACCTCAACAGTTATTAGTTTATTTGCTGCCATTGCAAGACTTGCGGTAGTGTGGCTCGTTACGCTGTTAGATCCCACAAAGGCTAGACTGGTTACTGTGATTGCCATATTCTCATTTTAACACTAAAAGAGTGTTACTTGTAGTTGGATCGAATTCCTATGTAAATTAAGATGACATTTCCTGCATAAGGTTACACCGTTACCAATATCGTATCTAAGTTTTATATTGCTCTTAAAATCCTCTATGTGATGAGCTACTATGTCCTTTTCATGACAATGTTTATTACAATAAATACAATGATATTTGTCTCTTTTGTACACTGCAAAACGCCAGTTGTTGTATTGTGGAGTATGGCGTAACAGTCTTATTTCATCTGTAATACCGCCCCTCCAATTCCAATGACCTTTGCCCCTTAATTTACCATTTTTCATCATGGTTTCCCTATGTCTATCTATTGTAATCTGTTTCCTTATTATCTTTTTCCCTATCATAGTATGTCCAACGACATATTTCCTCCTACGGAATTTCCTGTCATACATTGGTATGGAAGTTCCACAACCACACGCACATTTTATTAAAGAACCATCGTGAGCTTCTGGTATATATTGAGGACGTTTTGTGTAATCTACACCTTTTCCCATACACTCTCTTGAGCAGAACTTGGCATTCAAGTTAGAGGGCGCACAAAGAAAATGTTTTTTACACACAAGACAGATTCTATTTCTATCATTTTTGGTTATTCCTATGTGTTGACAACTATGAGAACAGTATTTTGATCCAAACCAAACCTTCTTACTTGTTGTTAGTTTTTTGTAGAAAACCTTACCACATACAATGCAGATTTTACTTTCCATTAACCTATTTTACTTGGAGTTTAATTACCTGTCAAATCATGACCCCACGAAGCTATGATCCCACGTAATGATTAAACTGTCTCCAGCTGCTTTTGTGGTCGATGGGTTCAAAGTACCATGAGATATAAAAAAGGTTGTTGTTACATTTGGAGTTCCATTACCGTCAGCACTTGCCGTCATATTAGCAATCCCAACATTAGTAATGGGATCAGTAGCTTGTGTCGCATAGCCTGCCCCAAATGTACCGACATATTGCAAGTTATTTGCAGTTCCTGAATTTGTAGCTACTGTTGCGCTCCCAGCTGTTCCAGCAGCAGTACCATTATTTGAAAAATATCCTGTAACCCAAGTATCAGTTGTACCTGGTGTTGATGATCCTGTGCCAAGATACATAAGACGTGCTGCTGCAGCTCCAACATCACTTAATTGATCAACATAATACTTAGAACCTTGTGTTGTGATTACATTACTCGATGTTCCAGCTGCTTTTAAATTACCAAATGGATCATATAGTTTGTAACTTATTATTCCTGTTATACCATTCTTGCTTTGCATATTTTTAACTCCAAACAACCACCATCGATGTAGTGCCACCTTTAACTGCAGCTATTCCATATCTCATTGAAAAATCAAGAGGAAGGGCAGTAGGAAAGTCAACTGTGTCATTTACAACCTCAATAGAATTACCAGTTGCCCCTGCTGAATCGTCATATATAGTCACAGTTCCTGTTTTTGTAGATGGAATTATTACTGCGTGAAGCCTAGCTCCAGCTGAAGACACAACCGTTGTACCTGCAGCAGTACCTGAAACTATAGTCCAATTATATCCTGAGATAGGTTGCATTTTTAGAGTATATTACGCTAAAAACATTATGTCAATTACGGTATATTTCCTCTTCAAGTCCTTCAAGAAAAGGGCGCCAGCATTTTTTCCAAACGAGGTTTAAACCGTAATTCTCAACAACAAACTTTCTTGCATTCTTTCCCATCACTAGCCTTTCTTCTTCCTTCATTTCATACATTTTAATCATAAGTTCATATAAATGCTCAGTGTCAGGATTGGCGATATAAGATTGCAGTGGTGTATATTTCTTTTCTTTAACTTTAAGTTTAAATCCAGTTACACCATCAATTACAAGATCACGCATAGCTGTAAAGTCGGTTGCAATAACGGGAACCTCACAAGCTTGAGCTTCAATTAGGGGAACTCCAAAACCCTCATTTAACGAGGGTAATAAGAATACATCCATTAAAGAATATACTCTTGCCATATCAGCCTGTGTAATTGTATATAAATGTTCATATGATTCAGGCGTAAATATAGACTCCTCTATTCCCAAGACTTTTGCATAGTCATAAATTGGGAAACCGGTCGGAAGTCTTGGCATCGTATGAAGATACATTGCGGAATTAGGGTATTTTTTTTTAAACATTGCAAAAGCATCAAGAGCATGTTGATATCCTTTTCTTGGAGGATTATCTTTATTGGCACCAACCATCCCAAATATGAAAGCGTCCGCTGGAAGTCCTAATTTCTTTCTTGCTTCCTTTTTATCACTCCTTTTCATTATGGATGTATCAACAGTATGAGGAATAAAGGTAGAATGAATACCTATTCTTTTAAGTTCATCATAACCAAATTTGGAATATGTAATTATTCTGTATGCGTGTCTTAGTCTATCGACAATAGCAGGCGGTACGGGCTCGTGGTCTATAGGAACCACAGGTATAAAACGTCTACCGGTCTGCGCCAATGTTCTTGGAGTATTTATATCCAATACCCATAAATCCTGTAATGTAAACACTACATCAGCCTTGAAGTGCTTGGAATGGTTTATCATCGCATCATCTCCCCATTCACTTGATATCCTCGGATACATCCATATACCATCAAGCTGTATTATTCCGCCCTCCAGACCGTAGAATGCTATACAAGCTGTAGGATAACCCTCTTTAACAAATTTAGGAAGTAGTTGAGCCATTTGTTGGCCGTACCCCGATGGACTATACGGTGCGTTGGAATTCCAACAAACTCTCAATTTCTTTTTATTCTGTTCTTCCATGATATATTGCCTCCGGATGAGTATTAACTAAATTACCCCACAATCCATTTTTCTTATCTCCAATTAACCAATCTATATGTTTTATCATCTCTTCGGGAAAATATATTCTGTAATTAACTTTCGTTTCGTTATTACCTCCTGCTGTATGCCATAATTTTAATATAACCTCTCTATCAGGATATCCAGTTTTATCAATAGGAATAACAACATCTTTCCCTTTTAAATAAGCGTTTGCAGTTTCGCCTTTTGCAACCAAGCCATGCCATGAGAAATATCCATTTATAGGATCGTAGTTATCAAAACATTTAACTTTATACTCTCCAAAATGACAGATTATGTTTAGTAAGTCCTGTTCCCTATACTGCAATCTATCAAAATACTTAGAATGACAAAGTTTATCCCAATGATTAACAAAGTCCTTGTTTGCCATTGCCACAAGTCCGCAATTAAAGTATTCAGGCGCGTCAATTACTGATGTCGTAACCAGTCCATATTTAGGTGGGTCAATACGATTAATATTTAAAACTGTACCAACATCGTATCTATTGGCTTGCTCCCATATATAAGACAGATTCCCCATAACTATTTGGTCTACGTCAACTTTTATCACAACATCGTAATCATTTAAGAATCTCTTGCCAAGAATAGGTGTTGCTCTGTAGAAAAATGCGGGGTCATCCGATAAGTATTTTGCTAATTCATCTCCCGTTACAAGATAATACGGTAATTCTTCTTCATCATGGAACTTTCGCAGGGAATTTTCAAACCCTTTAGCAAGCTTTAGATTATTAGCGTCAGCGACAGCTACAAGTATCTTTTTCATTTTCTCACAGCTCCTATTAAGGTTGCGTCAGCTTTTAGCGCTGTAACTGTAAAACCATAATCTTCAAGAGTTGTGGCAAGTTGTGAGGGGTTTCTTCCCGACCATGCATGCCATTCTACTACCATAGCATCAATCCTATCAGCAACATTCTCAAATCCCTTGCCCCCAACCACCTCACATTCCGCACCTTCAATGTCAAGTTTCAAGAAGTCTACATGGTTTATATCATTTTCCTTGAAAAAGGTTTCCATAGTAACGGCTTTTACATTTTCCGTTGGAAGACTCTTATCCATAACATTTTTATTAAGAGAAAACATGGTGGTGTTCTGATTATGTCCTAAAACCATATTTTTGTCCTCGTAGAATATAGCATTCTGGCACACGACAACCTTGTCTGCCAACTTGTTAAAATCAATCATCCTTTTTAACACTCTTACATGCTGTTCTGATGGTTCTATTGCATATATTTTTTTAGCAAAATCGTAAGCGTAAAGTGAAAATAATCCTATATTAGCACCACAATCTATAATTGTAAGGTCTTTTTTACCCTCAAAATAAGAAGCATACACTTTTTTAAGATATATTTCATCTAAGATATTTGGGATATATGAATTTTTAAAATCTTCAAAGAATATAGCCTGCATAAGTAAAAAGCCCCATTCAATTCCTGGCGAAATCAAACGGGGCTTCCTACCGCCAGGGATAGAACTTTGATATCACTAATAATATCAGAGTGCTAAGTAGAAATCAATGCAGTTTCTTAAGCTACATTAGCAACCGTTTCCGAATTGTATGAAGACAATATGGAAACGTTGTATATATCAGTTGCGACAGTAATCTGTGTACCCATAAATGTGTGGTTAGCAGTTCCAATGAAACTTGCTATTGTGCCTCCATTTAATGAAGTAACAGTACCGTTGTTAACCCAAGTAATTCCTTTAACATCGCCTGTAGCACCAATTCTTACAGGAAGACCAAAGAGATTTGCGATACCAGAAGCTGTACCAGCTGCATAACCCAACGATGTAGTTCCCACAGCTGTACCGCCCAATCCTGCTCCTGTAACAGTTCCTACTGTGATCTCGGAGAATATCTTGGTGCCAGCCGCAGTTCCTCCTGCATTTGCCGTTGCAAAACCAACCGATTCGGTCTGAGTAACACCGAACTGATTTTTACCTGTAACAGTAATAGAACCACCCTGACCACCCGCAACCCCCGTCATAGTAAACAAGAAGTTTCTGGGATAGTCCGCTGTGATATTAGTGAAAACAACAGATGTTCCGCCGTTTCCCGTTAAATTACAAGTACCAAATCCCGATGCTGAAACACTAGGGTACAAAACAGTATAGTCATATCTCATATTCAACTCGTCGGGGTCTACCTTATTACCTCCAAATCTTATATCTGGAAAATATTTTTTTAATGCCATTTATTTATTCACCGCCTTTCAAATTGAATCAAGTACTACAATATTTTTCCCATCTTTTGTTCTTTGTAATTTCTCTATAATCTTTTGTCCTCTTAAATGTGCCAACCATTTTTTACCTAAATATTTATCAATTGGCATCGAACCTGCTTTCATACTAAAAAGATATGAGGTAACTGCGTCCACCCTTTCTGCTATCTGTTCTTTCATTTCCTTTTTCCTTTTTAATCTTTGTACCTCTGCTTCCTCAATACTTTTTTGTATCACAAATTTATTATAGTCCTCTGAAAAGTTAGAATCACCTTCGCTAACAAAGAACTTATCAAGATCATGTTTTTCCTCTTTGTTGGTAACTGTCGGTTTTATAGGTAATTTCTTTGCCATATTTTTTAAACGGCTGATTTGATTTCTAAGATTCCTATTAGCAGAATCTGCTAGATGCGACAAATCAGCCAAAACACACTTCTAGCTGGTCTTCTGGGTCAACCTTGCGTTGGCTCCAGGAGCTAAACAGATAAGGTTAGTAAACCAAACCATTGTAGCTTGGTACGTGATTGCGTCTCTTCTTCTAATTAAAGATCCGCCATCCGGATTTTCTAACCAACCCATGTCAGATACTTGACAAACTGTCCAGCTATCAAGATTCACAATAAGAACCTCTCCATCAGGACAATCAAAGTCAAGATACACTCCCACAGAACCCGCACCTGCAGCAAACTCCAATCCTTTCCATCCACCAAGAAGATCAACCTGATTGACCGTTCTTCTCATTGAAGTAAGGATATCACCATATTTCTGGTATAGAGTTTTGTTAGTAAAGATTGCGTATCTGTCTCCAGACTGTGCAAACTTTTTAGCTGCTAAGTATTGAGTTTCCATTGCTGAAAGCGTCAATGCTTGAGCTGCCGTGCCTAACTGTGGTGTCCAACCTTGTGTACTTCTTGCAACACCTGCGTAGGTAGATGTACCTGTACTTGAGGACAGTGCTAGCCTCATTCCTTGAATTTCAGCTGTGCCTGCTCCTTCTCCTGTACCGTCTACTCTATAGATAGCATCGTTGTTATTAACGGCAGGCGCTCCGGTTACGATAACGGTGTTTCCACTGACTGAGGTAACAGTTCCGAGATCAGCTGCGGCAGTACCAATTCCCAAAACCATGTTAGGGAAAATGTATTCTGCTGGAGAAATATCTCCGTTCACTGTACCGTAATTATCAATGGATCTGCCATCATCGAGGCTTGCGGAAGGTCTCTGCAAAGCAAGAGTACCAACTCCTACAGAACCTGACGTAGCGACTTCTGCTAATACTCCAATACCATCTGAGAAGTACTGTCTGTTAACATCCTTTGCAAAATCGGAAGCGAGCGATGAAGCTTGAAAGGTCAGTTGGTTTTCCACTGCACCTTTTGTAGTTTTGGTCGCATCCAGGACCAATTTCGAAATATCGAAGGTTCCTGTAAGGATTTTCACAGCCACACTAGCCTGACCAATAGAAGAACTTGATGTAACTAAAGAATTACCATCATTAGCGAGGTTTGTAACTCCGCCATGTCTGGATGTTCTTATAGGTGCATAGAAGTTATCGTTTAGAAACGTAACTCCTTTGTTTCTTTTTACTTGGTCAAGTAAAATTGTTTGACTGTTAAAGTTGTTTTGAATAAAGGGCATAATAACCTTCTCTAAAGCGTTAGTTACCCCTGATAATAATACTGTCATATAATATATTCACCACCTTTCAAGACATAAACTATTACTGCAAAATAATATTTACTGCCCACCATACAACGCTTCCGCTATCAAAATCTGAAGATTATCTTTTGTAGCCTTAACTTCACTTGGCGTTTTACTGCCAGGTGCGGAAGAACTTTCAGTTACAAGACCAGGCTTTTTAGCCTTTTTATATTGTTCCTCTTTCCAAGCATCAAGTTGCGTTTCATACAAGTCCTTATAAGCACTCATGGGCTTTGATATACCACTTTCTGCCATATGTTTTAACACTTCATCCTTATTAAACGCAGGTCTACCGTCTTTACCGTTTACTTCATCTTGCAAATCATCGAGTTCTGATAGAAGTTGAGTTGCTTGAGTTTCTCTTACATAGAACTTTTGAAAGTGTTGTGCCATGTAGTTCTCAAAATCCTCTTTTGTTACAAGTCCTAATCCCTTAGCAGCGTCTAGTGCTTGTTTTCTGGCAACCTCCTCATCTACATTTACGGGTGCTTGCGCTTTAATTTCAGCTTGTTTTCTAACCTCAAGTTCAGCTTCAAGCTCCTTTATTCTATTTTGACCCTTTCCATATTCAGGCCACACTTTATCAATCCTTGTGTTATATTTTTCTTCGGCTTCTTTTGCAATCTCACCAAGGCCCACAAGCTTTGATAAATCTTCTTGGGTATATTCTTTTTCTCCAAGTTTTATTTTTTCAACTTCGGAAACTTCTTGTTGTTCCTCTCCTTCATCTAAAGCTTTTGATAAATCATTAAAAAATGTATCTGCCATATTTTCTTTCTATTACACCACCTTTCAAGACATCTCCCAAATAAACTGTGGGAATGTTCTTTTCCAGTTAACAAAAAAGCACGTCTTTAATAACGTGCCTTCTAAATCACTACGATAGGCCTTTTCATCCTATGAACGTATATTATACATTTACTGTATTTCTGTCAATTAAAGTTGTTGACTGCTGTTTTTCTTGGATAAGGCACCTACACTATATTGCAAAATCGTGCTAAAACTTCCGTCATCTCTTGCAATATATGCTGGGTTTACTACTATTCTGTATCCCATCTTCTCGCACAACTCACTATAACTTTTGGCAAACTCCTCCGCTGTATAGGCCTTTTGCTCTTCTTCTTTCTGCTCAATTTTCATTGTTTCAGACATAAATATTCACCCTCTTTCTATACTGCCGTTTTTAGATCAGCCTTAAACGCTTCTAGTTCGGCAAGTTCAATCTTTTTATTAGCGATCGCCTCGTCCACTTCGGTCAGCGTCACTCCCACGACTTGAGAGG